GTATTCATTCTTATCTAACCCAATAGTTAACACGTTTCTCTGATTACTACTATTAGCCAACGTAATAGATGAAATGTTATCTGTGTTTAATGGGTATTCATTAACACCATCATAAATAGGAGCTACATTGTATTGATAAACTCCATCAGCTAATGAACCTCCTGTTGTATTAGTAGCAACAGAAGTAGTAAAAGTTTTTGGGTAACCCCTGAAATAAGGTTCTATATATGTAGCATTATCAATTGTAACTAACTCTCCGAAATGCTTTTCATCTTTCTTTCTATATATAATATATGGAGAATGAGTCGCTCCTGTATTCACAAATAGCAAATTACCTATAGCGGTAAATGTTACAGAATCAGGAAGTGGGTCAGGTAATATCTTTAGATATGTAGAGAAAGGCTCGTTCGTATTAACCTGTGGAGCATGAGAAGAGTCGAACTGAGCCATAAGTCCATCATAACTATCTGTCGGTATACTGACCCACAAGTAAGATTTTCTATAAATGATACCCCTTTGTTTACAATAAGCAATCCATTCATATTCATTTGGTAGTTTATTATTTGACCAAAGATAGGCACTATTTACACCTCTGTCATCTTCTTGGGATACCAATTGAGACGCATCTCTACGTTTAAGAACACCTGATTGGCTAATATCAAAGTTTTGCGTATCAGGAGTTAAATCCGCACGGAGGTCTTCAGGGTCATTATTAGTAACTAATCCTGAAAAAATTGGAACTTTTATTAAACTCATAAGTAAGCATCTCTCACGCTCATATCTGCAACTGTCATTGTTCCTGAGCCTGTACCTTTGCCACTTATCTGACTTCTGACTAGCTCTCTGTTTTGTTGGTATCTAGCCATATATCTATCAGCTAATTCAAATTCTTTTTCGTTCTCAGCTATCGTGCTTTTAGCATAATCGACTAAGTATAAATGATATATATCAGGAATCTCAGGTTTGTTTACATCATCATCATTCCAATCTACCCTTACGCTTGAAGTTGTAGCTCTTGCTGATAATCCAAACGTATCCCAACTTGATTCTAATTGTGCGAATGTATAACTACCTGAAACTTGAGCTAATTGATACGCATCGTCAAGAACATGAATGGTTTCATTTTGCTGAAGATGAGTTGTTGTACTCTCTGCCACATAAGGTGTGTAATCTTTTAAAATAAGCGTTCCTGTTTTTAGGTCATTTACATCCCTATGGACGATCCCCGTTGCCTGACTAGTAGCACCCTTTATCTTATCGCCTACCTGAAAGAATCCATTATCAAGATTCTTGTAGTTTATTTTAACATACTCTTCGCCCTTTTCAGTATTAACAGGTTGAGCTATATATTGAAAGTTCACTAAACCCGCACTTTCAGGGTGTGGGACTAATATAATCTGATTGGAGGTCAGCGTGTAGTATTGGGGTGTGCCTTTTACATTAGTCCCATCAAACTTAATCCTAGGTATCTGATTCCTATAAGGTTCTAAAGTCTTTTCATCATAAAGAACGGCAGACTTTAATTCTAAGAAATCATTAGGTAGCTCGAAGTAATTATCTTCTTCATTGACCACGATTGATTTATCCCTGACTAGGCACTTTGTATGAAAGGCTAAATCTCTTTCAGCCTCTTCTAAAAATTTTCTAGCTAATGCTTTATTATGAGGATTAGTACCAAACTGTAATACTACTCTATCAACTAATTGCGACCATGTCATATCTGACTCTGCTTTTTCGTTACATCCATATTAGAAACCTTTGCATTTAAAGTAGCTACAATATCCGACGCTCTTTGATACATAGCGTTACTTCTATTCATATCTCCATCTGATGCTAGTAATTCACTTACCGCAAAATAAACTAATGCCTCATGTGCCACGCTTGAAATCTCAGGCTCTCTTGTACTTATATTAGAAACCTTTGGAGGTTTCATATAATACATGACAAATATCTTTCCGTACTTAAATAAATCTACAGGAAGTATCTGATATTCTACTTCCTTACTGCCTGTACCGCCATTTCCACCTGACCTAACAAAGACAGGGGAGTCGCCATTTGGTGTATACATATAGCTATTCTCTAGCTCATATCTTCCTAGTTGGTCTGTTATATGTATCCAAACTATGCTTTCCGTAATACTTGCTCCTAGGTTAGCTATGCTATTTGGTATCAAAAAGGCTGATTCTATTTGATCGTAAGCTAACTCATATCCATACTGACCTGATATTTTATTAGAGTTCGTTAAATCTTCTAATAAGAATGAGCCGTCACTTAAATAATTATCAGCAGTTTGAGTTGTACTAGAATCACTAGTACCTGTTGAAATCTGTTGTTGGTGTAAAAGTCTTGATAAATACTGCTTATCTAATAAAGCGGGTATCTTTTGTAATGCGGAATCTATTGCCCTTGTGATATCAGGTAAGGTATATACGTTCCCTGATGGGTCTTCCAATCTTAGTTGGACATGGTTTTTTATATCTGCTATCGTCATAATCGTAAATCAGAGGGGTGTTGCCACCCCCCTAATTATTTACTTACCTATTCTGAGGGTTCTTCTGATACAGTTGAGTAATCAGTCGGTAAACCGCTGATACGACCTACTGCTTTTGCTCTGTTAGTACAGATAAGCTGACCCATCCAAAGGATGTGACCAACTTTAGCGTCCTGAGTCACAGGCTGACGGAATCCTGTAAAGGAAAAGTTAGCCTTTCTATTGTGAATCATTTTTAGGTACTCATCATTGATGAAGAACATTTCTCCCGCGGGACAAGATGGGTCGACTAGCATGTCTAAACCACGATACTTGAATCCGCTGAAACCCGCATCTGCAACTTCAGAAGATGCCATACTTGGAGCTCTCTTCTTATCGCTAAGATGTTGTTCATATGCGTCTGCAACAATCTGAGGTACGATTATCATTTTAGGTTGCTCACCTGAATCTCTATGAAAGACCTCAAAAGCCTCTCTTAGAATCTCATCGATAATTACAGAAAAATTATCGAAAAGAGCATTACCATAAGATGAACTAGAATCAACTGCGTTGATGTCAGTTGCCTTAGATAAGTCAAAAGCACCTTTCCATATTGCTTCAAGAGAACCTGAAGTATTATCTGCATCAGGAGTAATACCACCTAATTTAGAACTCTGACTTGCAATTGACTTCAAGTCATTGAATCCCGCCTCTGCGGTAGACCCATAAAGAACACCTGAAAAGAACTTCATTAAAGACTTCTCAGCGGACTTCATCTTAGAAGATAGTAAGTCTACTAACTTCTCAGGGTTATCATTTACTCTTTCCTCAAATCCTGAGATCGCTACACTTGCGTGTGCCTGTGACCAATCGTAGGACACTTGCTTTGCGAACTCATCAGGATATACACCAAGGTCATCATACTTCGAATAGAATCCGTAACTGCTAGAGTTAGCGTCTGCGTATTCTATAGGAACTACAATCTTCTTACCTGATGCATTAGGCTTACTAGAGCTTAAAAACTTCGACAATAAAACAGACTTCTTTTTGATATTATCAACCAAAGTAGGAATGTACTGTTCTTTCGTCAAAGCATTCAGCGTACTATAATCTACGTTTGATACGTCTAATGCCATTTTGCGTTTTCCTTTTTATTCCTATTTAAACAATTCGTAGTGCTTAGAATTAAGAAGAATGTCCTCAATGTCGTCGTAGCTTTTTCCCAATGGAATTGGTTCTTCACTTGAACCCCTATTTATACCGCTGACTTCAGGTTGAGCTTTCAACTCTTCTGCTTTCTTAACACTCTCAATCGCTTTCTTAAGTGCCGACTCTCCGTTAATAGTTGCATTTGCAAAGATGTATGCGTCCTCAAGATTGAGGTTTTTCTCAACTGCTACATTCATCACTTCAGTAATGGCATCCTCATTTAGTTCAGGATGCTTTGTAACTAAGTCAGCAATTTCTCGGTCAACCTCTTTTTCGGTCTCCATTAAAACCAACTTATCTTCTAGTTGAGCTAATCGATCATTTTCAACTTCTTGCTCTGCCTCTACAATAGCGTCTTGCTCTTCTTCGGGCGACATCTCATACTCTGCGATAGCCTTATACAGTTGATGTTCAGTACCCAAAGTCTCTCTCAATTCATCGTCTTCAAGGACACTATCCAACGTAGCTATAATGCCATCTAGATATCTCCTTTCGTCCGCAATTTCCTGAGCTTTTTGGGTATTACTTCTCTGCCAATCATTCCTGTTG